TCAAGATCAGCGGCTCGCCGGTCACGCCGTCCTCGATCGATCACCAGACCGGGTTGGTAACCTTCGGCTCGGCGCCCGGCTCGGCACCGACGGCGAGTTTCCAGTTCGACGTGCCGGTCCGCTTCGACACCGACAGCCTGCCGGTGCAGGCCAATGCCTGGGACCAGCAGATCGCCTCGGCCATCGATCTGGTCGAGGTTCTTGAATGAAGACGCTGGATCCCGGGCTCGCCGCCCATTTGGCCGGCGGCGTCACGACGCTATGCCGCTGCTGGCGGGTGGAGCGGAAAGACAGCACCGTCATGGGGTTCACCGACCATGACCGCGATCTCTCCTTCGGCAGTCTGACGTATCGTGCCGCCAGCGGATTCACCGCCACCTCCATCGAGGACCAACTCGGCCTAGCCGTCTCCAATCTCGATGTCGAGGGAGCCCTCAGTTCCGCGGCGATCACCGAGGACGACCTTCATGCCGGGCGGTACGACGATGCCGCCGTGACGATCTATCTCGTCAATTGGGCGGACGTTTCTCAAAGGGTCATTCTGCGTTCCGGCTACCTCGGCCAGGTCTCGCGCGGGACGCTCGCCTTCACCGCCGAGCTTCGCGGGCTCGCCGCTCGACTCGACCAGGCAGCGGGCCGCATCTTCCAGCGAAGCTGTGCCTGGGAGCTTGGCGACTCTCGTTGCACGATCGATTTGACTGCTGCCGGCCGGCACGGAACCGGTGCGGTGGTTCAGGTGCTCGGCGCGTTCGACTTCACGGCGAGCGGTCTCGGGTCGCTCGCGACCGGCGTACTCACTCGCGGGCGATTGGTCTGGACTTCGGGCGCCAACGCCGGCTTGGCCGTCGAGGTAAAGGCGCATACGCATGGGACGAGCTCGTCGCGGCTCTCGCTGTTTCTTCCGATGCCCGACCCGATCGCGATCAGTGATGCTTTCACCGTCACGGCCGGTTGCGACAAGACGCTGGCGACCTGCCGTGACCGGTTCTCCAATGTGGTCAATTTCGGGGGTTTCCCGCACATGCCCGGCAACGATTTTGCCCTCTCCTATCCGACCAAGGGCGACGGCAATGACGGGAGCGCTCTGACGTGACCACCCGCGATGCTATCATCGCCGAGGCGCGGTCGTGGATCGGCACGCCCTATCGTCATCAGGCTTCGCTGAAGGGCATCGGTTGCGACTGCCTCGGCCTCGCCCGTGGTGTCTGGCGAGCCATTCACGGCACTGAGCCCGAAGCGCCGCCAGCCTATTCGCGCGATTGGGCCGAAGCACGCCGCCGCGAAACCCTGGCCGAAGCCGCCGGCCGCCACATGACGCCTGTCGCAGTCGCCGACATGCAGCCGGGCGACCTTGTGCTCTTCGCGCTCAACGAAAATTCGCCGGCGAAGCACTGCGCCATCCTGGTCGCGCCCGACCGCATGGTGCACGGCATCGAATCCCATCCAGTGGCCGAAGTCTCCCTCGGCTCGTGGTGGCGCCGGCGCATCCGCTTCGTCTTCGCCTTTCCAGGCGTCGAGGACTGACCCGATCGTCCTATGGCTACGCTTCTTCTGACCGCCGGCGCGGCGGCGCTGACCAGCGGCGCCGCCGCGTGGGTGACGACCGTTGTCGGGGCTTTAGCCACCGTCGCCGGCGGCTATATCGACGCCCGCCTCTTCGGCCCGGGACCGCAGAAGAGCGAGGGACCTCGTCTCGACAGTCTGCAGGTCCAGGCCTCGACCGAAGGTGCGCCGATCCCGGAGATCGCGGGACGGGTGCGGATCGCCGGTCAGATCATCTGGGCGACCAAGTTCAAGGAGGTCGCCAAGAGCGAGAAACAGGGCGGCAAGGGCGGCGGCGGGGGCGTCGAGACGACGACCTTCTCCTACTTCGCCAATTTCGCAGTCGGACTCTGCGAAGGGCAGATCGACCGCATCGGACGTATCTGGGCCGACGGCAAGCCGCTCGACCGGAAGGGCGTCACCATGCGCCTCCACAAGGGCGGCACGGGCCAATCGCCCGATTCGCTGATCGAGGGTATCGAAGGCTCGGCCAACACGCCCGCCTATCGCGGCACCGCCTACGTCGTGTTCGACAACTTCGCCATTGGTCCCTTCGGCAATCGCATCCCGCAGCTCAATTTCGAGGTCTTCCGTCGCGTCAGCCCGACCGATGGTTCCGGCCTCGAGGATATCATCGAGGCGATCACGCTGATCCCCGGTGCCGGCGAACGGGTCTACGACACGGTGGTCGAGACCCGCGAACTCGGTGGTGGCGCCAGCACGCCCGAGAACGCCTTCTCGGGTCAGGGCACTGCCGACTGGAACGTTGCTCTCGACGATCTTCAGGACTCGCTCCCGAATGTCGGTACGGTCCTCTTCGTCGTTGGCTGGTTCGGCGACGATCTCCGCGCCGGCCATTGCACCGTTAGGCCGAAGGTCGAGGTGTCGAGCAAAACAACGACTCCCGATGCCTGGAAGGTTCATGGCGTCACCCGCGGCGGGGCGACGGTGGTCAGCACCGTCGATGGCCGACCGGCCTATGGCGGCACGCCGTCCGATGACTCCGTCGTTCGGGCCGTCCGAGACCTGAAGGCGCGCGGGTTCTCGGTCGTCTTCTATCCGTTCCTGTTCATGGACATCGCCGCCGGCAACACTCTGCCCGATCCCTGGACCGGGACTACCGGCCAGCCGGTCTATCCGTGGCGGGGACGCATCACCTCTGATCCGGCGCCCGGGCAGCCCGGCACGGTCGATAAGACCGGCGCGGCGACGGGCCAGATCTCGGGTTTCTTCGGATCGGTGACCCGCAGCCAGATCAGCGTCTCAGTCAACGGCTCCACCAACGACGTGACGACGAGCTATTCGGGTCCGAGCGAATGGAGCTTCCGGCGCTTCATCCTGCACTACGCCAAGCTTTGCGACGCCATCAACGGCGTCGCAGCAGGTGCCATCGACGGCTTCATCATCGGATCGGAGCTCCGCGGCATCTGCGCCGTTCGCGACAGCGGCACGCATTTCCCGGCGGTCGATCGGCTTAAGGACCTCGCCGACGACGCCAAGACCATCCTCAGCTCGGGGGTGAAGGTCGGCTACGCCGCCGACTGGTCGGACTACGGCCGCTACCAGCCGAGCGACGGCAGCGGCGATCTCTTCTTTCACCTCGATCCGCTCTGGGCTGATTCGAACATCGATTTCGTTGGCATCGACCTCTACGTGCCGCTCTCCGACTGGCGGGATACTCCGCATCTCGATGCGCTCACCGCCACGTCGATCTACCAGCGCTCCTATCTGCAATCGAACATCGAGGGCGGCGAGTATTTCGACTGGTTCTACGCCAGCGATGCCGACCGCGACGCCCAGACCCGCACGCCGATCACCGACGGCGCCTACGGCAAACCTTGGGTCTATCGCGCCAAGGATGTCCGCAGCTGGTGGCTGAACCAGCATTTCAACCGGCCAGCCGGTGTCCAGAGCGGATCGGCCACGGCTTGGACGCCGCAGTCGAAGCCGGTCTGGTTCACGGAGTCCGGTGTCCCCTCGGTCGACAAGGGTACCAACCAGCCGAATGTCTTTTACGACCCGAAATCCTCGGAAAGCGCGCTGCCGTATTACAGCCGCGGCACCCGCGACGACCTGATCCAGCGCCGCGGCATCGAAGCCCTCCTCAAATACTGGAGCGCCGGCGCCGGCAACAATCCGATCTCCGCCGTCTATGGCGGACGGATGATAGGGACGGTCGCGGTCTGGACGTGGGACGCGCGACCTTACCCTGCCTGGCCGGCACGCACCGATGCGTGGGGTGACGGTCCGCTCTGGCCACTCGGCCATTGGCTGACCGGCAAGATCGGGCTCGCCGATCTCGCGGCGCTCGTCGCCGAGCGCTGCGCCCGCGTCGGCTTCATCGACGTCGACGTGTCGGGCCTCTTCGGCGTGGTCGTCGGCTATGTCCGCGACCAGCCGATGAGCCCCCGCGCCGAGATCGAGATGCTGATGAACGCTTTCGCCTTCGATGGGGTCGAGAGCGAGGGCGTTATCCGCTTCGTCCCGCGCGGGCGTGCGTCAGTCGCATCGGTCGAAATCGCCGACTGCGTACTTCCGGATCGCGGTGAGATCGCCACGCTGGTCCGCGCCGAGGAGACCGAGCTTCCCGACATCGTCTCGATCACCTTCATCGACGGCAATGGCGACTATCAGTCCGGCAGCATCTCGG